GCTGAAGCAGCTCAAAGAGTCTTGATGACTTCTCAAGCACAAGCAGAACAGGAAAGAATCGAAGAACAGCAGAAAGACCCATTAATAATTGCTAAGGAAAGAGAGATATCCATTAAAGAAGGTGAGCTTCAACGTAAGACTGAAGAGGGTCAAGCCAAATTACAATTAGATGCTACTAAAGCAGCCAATAGAGATCAAATAGAAAGAGAACGTATTGCTGCTCAAACAGAAATTGCTGGAGCTAGAATAGGACAGCAAACTGCTAGCGATTTGCTAGAGAATGAACAATTAAAGGACAAACAAGCCAGAGAAGATTATCGAAAAGGTATTGACATGGCTAAAGATATAGTTAAAGATATCAATAAGAATGAATAATGATATCACACAGCTATCACTTTCAGAACATATGAAATTGAAGCTGCGTGGTATGATGAATGAACACGCTGATCATATAGCTTCAGGTGCTTGCAAAGATTATAGTGAGTATCAGAAGATGACTGGTGTTATCGAGGGTTTAGCCCTTGCAGAGCGAGAACTTTTAGATTATGTCGAAAGGGTTCTCAAAGAATAGGAACTCGACTCCTTAAAGTCGTGCAACATTATGAGTAAAACTGAAGCAAAGATACCTGAGCCAGAAAGTGTGGAAACACCCAAAATTGACATAGATGTTAAAAGTCAACTGCCTGAACCTAAAGGTTGGAGAATTTTAATTGTTATGCCAAAGGCGGATGAGAAAACTGATGGTGGTATTGTTAAAGCCTCCCAAACTATAAAAGACGAAGAAGTAAGTAATATTTGCGGATACGTTATGAAGTTAGGACCTGAATGTTATAAAGATGCCAATAGATTTCCGAGTGGACCTTGGTGTAAAACAGGTGATTGGGTTGTGTTTCGTGCTTACTCTGGCACTCGCATGAAAATGTACGGACAAGAGTTTCGCTTAATTAATGACGATACTGTGGAAGCAGTTGTCGATGATCCAACGGGAGTAGTTAGAGCATGAGCGAATCAAGTACAGAGATAATTAATGAAGAACCTATTGTTGATGAATCACAAAAGATGTCTAAAGAAGACAAATTTTTTGGTGTCACAACAGAAATAAATAATGAGATTCCTGAAGGATTGGAAGTCGAAATAGTCGATGACACTCCTGAAGAAGATCGTAGACCAAAGAAAGTGGAAGATTCTTCTTCTGACGTTGACGATGATACTTTAGATAAAGAAATAGCTGATTACAGTGATAGAGCTGGAAAAAGAATAGCTAAAATAAAATACGAGTATCACGAAGAACGTAGAGAAAAAGAGGCTGCTAAAAGAGAGTCGCATGAAGCCGTTAAACGCTTACAGACTGTAATGTCAGAGAACCAGAGGTTACAGGCTATGGTGGAACAAGGTGGAGAAGTCTTAAATAAACAAGCACATAACAATGCTTTGTGGGCAAAACAAAATGCACAAGAAGCATTTAAAAAAGCTTATGAAGAAGGTAATGCTGAAGAAATGACAAAGGCTCAAGAGTTATTGTCAAAAGCTACATTAGCTGAACAACAATCAACTAATATGGCTGCTAATGTCCAACAACAGATAGCGCAGAATTTACCGCAGCGAGAAATACAAGAGGCACAGCCTGATCCTGATATGCAAGCATGGGCACAAAAGAATCCTTGGTTTATGGGTAGTGAACCTGTCCATAAAGAAATGACTTCTTATGCTATGTATCTTGATCAAAGCTTACAAGCTAAAGGAATTGATCCAGCTAGTAAGTCTAATGAATATTATCAAGAAGTTGATAAGGCTATGCAGAATCAATTTCCTACTTTTTTTGGTGTACAATCTTCTAAAGAGGTAGAGGTATCTCAAGAAGAAACACCTAAACGACAACCTTCAACAGTTGTTGCATCCGCAACGAGGGATAGCGGAAACAAAAAACCTTCGCAAATCCGTCTTACTCAGACACAAGTTAAGCTAGCTCGCCAACTTGGAATTAGTCCTGAGCAATACGCAAATCAATTATTAAAGGAGACTTAATATGTCAGAAGAAAATAATAACACTAATGAAGTGGAGGCAGTTTCTACTGATACTCCTGAAAACCAAGAGCGTACCCCGAGGGGAACAGAAAGCCGAGAGGCTACTCAGCACACAGAAAGCTGGGAAAATCCAACCAATTTACCTACCCCAAATCCTCAAGAAGGCTGGGTTTTTAGGTACATCAGAACAGCCTTATTAGGTCAAACTGATAATCCTAATGTATCCAGAAGATTTCGAGAGGGGTGGATACCATGTGAATTACAAGATCATCCTGAACTTCAAATTACCATGATGGATCACGGCTCTGAATGGGCAAAAAAGGGAAATATAGAAATTGGTGGACAATTATTATGCAAAATGCCAGCAGAAAAAGCTAAGGCTAGAGATGAGCACTTCGGAAGAATGGCACAATCTCAGATGGAATCTGTTGATAATGTGTATTTTAAAGATCAGGATAATAGAATGGCGACCAAACAAGTTTTTGAGCGTAATTCTAAAACAACTTTTGGTAAAGATTCTTAGAATCTTTAATAATTAATTTAATTTAAGGAGACAATTATGTCAACTAGTGCAACTCCTCACGGAGCTAGACCACTTGGAACAATTGTTGGAAGCCCTTATCAAGGAAAAGTTACTCACTACAAAATTAAAAATGCGTATGGAACTTCTATATTCTATGGCGATTTTGTGAAGTGGGGTGATGACAACCCTAATACTACTGTCCAAAAGGACACAGGTACTACGGCTTGTACACCTATTGGTATTTTTCTTGGTTGTGCTTACACTGATCCAACCACTGGTCAATTCACACCCAATCAATATTTCCCAGCTTCAACTGCTGCGGATGATATTGTTGCGTATGTTGCCACTGATCCTTTTGTAATAATGCAAATGCAATGCGATGGTGCTGCTGACCAAGACGATCTTGGAAAGAATTGTGCTGTTGTTCAAACTGCGGGCAGTACATCAATAGGAACAAGCAAAAATTCGGTTGATATATCTACTGTAGCAACCACTAACACATTACCTGTGAAAATCATCGACTTTGTTGATGGTCCAGATAGTGCAGTTGGTGATACCTACACAGATGTATTGGTTATGTTTAACGTTGGGCATCAACTGCTCACCACAACGGGTATTGGTTAAGGAGTACAATTATGGCAGCTATATCAAGAGCGAATGAGCTACATCAACTCCTTCCAGGACTTAATGCCCTGTTTGGCGAAGAGTATGCTAACTACGAGAACGAGCACGAAGAAATTTATGTAACTGAGAATTCTGAAAGATCATTTGAAGAAGAACTCAAGTTATCAGGTTTCGGAGCTGCTCCTGTAAAAGATGAAGGGTCAACTATCAGTTGGGATACAGCCCAAGAATCTTTTGTAGCTCGTTACACACACGAAACAATAGCTATGGGCTATTCAATCACAGAAGAAGCTATGGAGGATAACCTCTATGTTTCTCTCTCTGGTAGATATACTAAAGCTTTGGCTCGTGCAATGGCTTACACAAAACAAGTTAAAGGAGCGTATCCATTAAATAATGGATTCTCAACTACTTTTTCTTCAGGTGACGGTGTTGCTTTATTTAGCACAGCTCACCCACTTGTAAGTGGTGGAACTAACAGCAACAGACCTTCTTCAGGTGCTGACTTGAATGAAACATCTTTAGAAGATGCGATTATTCAAATCAGTAAATATACTGATGAAAGAGGTCTTAAAATTGCAGCTAGACCTAAGAAACTAATAGTACCAACTGATCTTCAGTTTGTTGCTACTAGACTATTGCAAAGTGACTACAGAGTCGGTACTGCTGACAATGATGTTAATGCAATCAAAACAAATGGCGTGATTCCAGAAGGCTATTCAGTTAATCATTATTTAACTGATACTAATGCTTTCTTTATCACTACAGATGTACCTGATGGCATGAAGCATTTCGTCAGAGCACCAATGACTACAGCTATGGATGGTGACTTTGAAACTGGTAATGTTAGATACAAAGCTAGAGAAAGATATTCCTTTGGAGTATCTGATCCACTTGGTATCTTTGGTTCACCAGGTAGTTCGTAAGGACTTAAAGGGAGGCTCTTTATGGGTCTCCCTTTTTTTTATCTAGGGAATTTTTTTAATTTGTCTATCAACTGCCCTAGCAGACTTGCCAAGATGATAGACTTTTTCCTTTAGGAGGAAATATGGCTAACACAACTTTTAATGGTCCAGTTAGATCAGAAGGCGGATTTGAACAAATCAGCAAGAACACTAGCACAGGAGCAGTAACAACTAATTTAGATGTAGATACTAGTGGTAATTTAGTTACCACAGGTTATGTATCTTCTTATGATAATGTTGTTTCAATTGAGGATGCTACTTATTCAGTAGAATCAACTCAATCTGGAGCAGTATTTACTCTAAATAGAGCAGCAGGTATTGTAGTAACATTACCTACAGCAGCAGCAGGTTTACAATATACATTTATTGTAGGTACAACTTTCACAGGAGCAGGACAAATTAATACTGACAATACCAGTGATTTATTCTCTGGTTTTGCTCATCTCTTTGATCCAGCAACTGCAACTGACATGAATACTTTTATTCCTGATGCCAGTGATGACGACACTATTGATTTAGGAACGGCAGCTCAGGGTTGGCTTGTAGGCGGAATTATCCGTTTAAAAGCAACTACAGCAGCAGTATGGCACTGTGAAGCCTTTCTTCATGGTGATGGTACATTAGCTACTCCATTCGAGTAAGGGGGTAAATAATGGCTGATGCAGTAACTTCACAAACCATCATTGATGGTGAAAGAAACTGTATTATGAAGTTTACCAATGTCAGCGATGGCACTGGCGAATCCGCAGTAGCTAAAGTAGATGTTTCTGCTTTAACTTCTAACTCTGAAGGAGTTTCTTGCTCTGAAGTAAGAGTAATGAGGGTTAGCCATGCCATTGTTGGTATGTCGGTTCAATTGTTTCTTAATGCAACATCTAATGTTCTTTTAATAGAACTAGCTGAAAGCAGTAATGGGCACATGGACTTTAAGGATTTCGGTGGTATTCCTAATAATGCAGGGAGTGGTAAAAATGGAGACATCCTTTTTACTACTAAAGGTCACAGTTCAGGAGATACTTATTCCATAGTTTTAGAAATGGTAAAAGTATATTCTGATTAATCTGGAGAAATTATGGCTAAAAAACAATATGTAATTTCAGAAACTGGTGAATTCCCAGCACAATATAAAGTTCTTAAATTAGATGATGATGGAATTTATAGACCTATGTTTGGTCCTGATCCTGACTTGGAAGATGCAGAACGTAAATGTGCTGAGATGAATGGTGAAAGAGCTAAAAATGATAAAGGTCATTTTATAGCTGATGATCCATCTACGCCTGATGTTAATGAAGCTTATGTTGGTGGTAAAGCACCAAAGAAAAAAGCTGCTAAAAAAGCACCAGCTAAGAAGAAAGCACCAGCTAAGAAAAAATCTGTTAAAAAGAAATAATTTTAACCTAGTATGTTTATAATGCTTTGTTAGCTCAAGGCATTATAGATGTATGCAATTTAAGGAAAAACTATGAGTAAAGGACTTGGTAGAAATACTAGATTTAAACAAAAAAATAAAAAAGTTGTTAGTAAAGGCAAAAAATCTTATATGGGCGGAGGAGCTACCGAAGTGGGTAAGCAAACTCAATCTTATAAGGAATATGTCAAAAAAACATTTGGTGGTGGTAAAACTTAATCATGCCTCTTTCAGTAGGTCGTTCTAGAAAAGTAATTAGTAAGAATATTTCTAAATTAATTAAAGAAGGAACACCAAAGAAACAAGCTGTTGCTATAGCATTAGATAAAGCAGGGAAGAAAAAGAAATGACTACTAAAAAAAAGAACAGAGTTACAGTTGCACCTGCATCAAAGAGAAATAAAAAAATACAGACTACTAAATCTGGTATAACAATAACTAGAGTTAACAAGGATAAATAATGGCTACAAGTGGAACTACATCATTTACCTTAGATATAAGCGATATAATGGAAGAAGCTTATGATCTTTGCGGACTAGAACTACGTTCTGGTTATAGCTATCGTAGTGCTAAAAGAGCATTAAATCTCGTTTTTCTAGAATGGCAGAATAAAGGATTAAATCTTTGGACTATAGAGCAAGGAACAGCAACAATGACTGCTGGTACAAGTAGTTATACAGCAGATTCGAGTGCTTTAGATATAGTTGATGTTTTCGTCAGAACTGATTCTGGCAATACAAGTAAGCAGTTTGATCAAAGGCTAAATCGTATTTCTAGAACTGAATATAATCATCAAGCCAATAAGCTAACACAATCTAAACCTACACAATTTTATGTAGATAAGGATAATGATGCAGTCAAAATAGTAGTTTGGTCTGTTCCAGATGCAGCAGATACCTATACATTAGTTTACGATTACGTTAAAAGGATAGAAGATGTTGGAACTATTGCCAGCAACAATGCTGATGTGCCAACAAGATATCTTCCTTGCTTAACATACGCTTTGGCGCATAACATTGCTTGCAAATCACCTGAAGCACAAAACAGAATACCTATGATAAAACAAAGGTATGACGAACTTTGGAAAGACGTAAGTGATGCTGATAGAGAGAAGGCTGCGGTTAGATTTGTTCCTGATTTATCTATAAGTGGTTATTAATGGCATACGCAAAAGCGAGTAAAGCATTAGGACAATGTGATCGTTGTGGGTTTTCCTATAAACTCAATACTTTAAAATATCAAATAGAAGATGGTAAAAGAAACGGATTACGAGTTTGTTTAGACTGTTTAGACGAAGATCAACCTCAATTAAAGTTAGGTGAAATAGATACATCTGATCCACAAAATTTATATAATGCAAGAGTTGATACCAGTAGAGATGGTTCAACTACATACGCATCTTTTGATCCCATAGGAGGAGGTGTAACTGCATTTGGTTCTTCTACAATGGGTTTAGATATTAAAGGCGAAGTTGGTAAATTAACAGTGAGTACAGAATGAGTTGGACATATACGACATTAAAATCAGCTATACAAGATTATACACAGAATACTGAATCAACCTTTGTGGCTGATTTAGGAACTATGATTAAACAGGCAGAAGATAGAATAGTTAAATCTGTTGAGTTACCTAATTTTAGAAAAAATGTCACTGGTTCATTAACAAGCGGTAATGCTTATTTAACAGCTCCAGATGACTATCTATATCCATTCTCTTTAGCTGTTTTAGATAGTGATAGTGCTTATAGTTATCTTTTGAGTACGGATGTAAGCTTTATTAGAGAGGCATATCCTTCAGCATCTTCAACTGGAGTTCCAAAGCATTATGCACAGTTTGATGATAATTCTTTTATTGTTGGTCCAACTCCAAATGCTAACTTAAATGTAGAGTTGCATTATTATTATGTTCCAGAATCAATTACAGCTTCATCTGATGGAACTAGCTGGTTGGGAACAAATGCTCCAGAATTATTACTATACGGAAGCTTGTTAGAAGCTTATACGTTTATGAAAGGTGAGCCTGACATAATGGTCAATTATGAGAAAAGATTTCAGGAAGCATTACAAAAACTTACTTTGTTATCTGATGGATATAATCGCAAAGATGCTTACAGGGATGGACAAAGGAAACTAGATGTCTAATGACAAAATAGACTCTTTAGAAGGCAAAGATATTGCAATAGTTGCTATGGGTCAGAGTCAGATAGATTTTCATTTATCACAAGTTCATAGCCAGTTTTTTGATGAAGTTTGGGCAATTAATGCAATGATAGGCATATTACCTAATATAGATAGAGCTTTTATATTAGACCCTATGAGCAGATTTCTAGATACTGAAGATGCAGGCAGTATGACAGATATGATGAGAGCTAGATTGCCTCTAGTGGATTATCCAATATATACTTGTGAATTAGATGAAAGAGTTCCTTTAGCTGTTGAATATCCCTTAGAAAATGTAATAAATAATTTAGGATGTTCTTATTTTAATAATACTATAGCGTATGCAATAGCTTTTGCTTTATGGAATAAAGTAGGAAAAATTTCTATTTTTGGAGTTGATTTTACTTATAAAACTAATATGCACTTTGCAGAAGCTGGTAGAGGATGTGTTGAATTTTGGCTTGCAAAATGTATTGATGAAGGTATTAAAGTAGCTGTAGCTCCACGTTCTTCACTTCTTGATACAGATGTTGAAGAAAAAGATAAGCTTTATGGATATCATAGATTAAGTGATCCTAAAATAACTTACCAAAATGGTAGTGGTATGAAAGTTTGTAATTGGTCTGAAATAACAAAAGAATCTGTTAATAAACCAGTTGGAATGATAGGAAGAAAGGATATAGAATTAGAACCAACTGAACCAAACAAATATTAATGGAAACGGACAAATTTGAATTATCAATAGGTGATCTAGGAGTAACAACAACTCAAAATAGAGGTCATTCTGTTGAAGAACTAGCTGAAATGGCTACAAATAAACTTATTTCTATAAGTGATAATGCTGATCCTATGGTAAAAGCACAGGCTCACGCATTTAGAGATAGATGTAAATGGATCATTACATATTATGTGCAAGAAGGTATTAAAAACCATATTTGTACAGTTTGTAATGAATTAGAAAAGCAAGGAAATAAAGAACTTGCTAATATAATAAGGAGAATATAATGGCGATAACGCAAGCAATGTGCACTTCTTTTAAAAAAGAACTTTTAGAAGGCGTACACAATTTTAAAAACTCAGGCGGTAATACATTCAGGTTAGCACTTTATACAAGTTCAGCTACTATGAGTGCAGCAACTACTGCTTATTCAACTTCACAAGAAGCCAGTGGAACTAACTATACTGCTAAAGGTGATTCTTTAACCCGTGTAGACCCTACTACATCTAGTACAACAGCTTATACAGACTTTGCTGATTTAACTTTTGGAACGTGCACTATTACGGCAAGAGGTTGCATGATTTTTAATGATAGTGCATCTGGAGACCCTGCTGTAGCAGTATTCGATTTTGGTGGAGATAAAACCTCAACTGCTGGATCATTTACTATTTCTTTTCCTACTGCTGACGCAAGTAACGCTGTTATTAGAATAGCGTAAAGGAGTTAGCCAATGGCTAATGTAACAGGTTGGGGTAGAGGAACATGGGGTTCTGATACTTGGGGTGAAGAAAACCCTATTGCACTAACAGGTCTTGCTGGAACTTCAGCATTAGGCTCTCTTACTGTAACTGGTACTGCTAATGTAGCAGAGACAGGAGTTGCAGCTACAGGTGCAGTTGGAAGCGAAACAGTTACTGGTGAAGCAAATGTATCGGTTACTGGATTAGCAGGAACAACCGCATTAGGTACTGAATCTGTAAGTGGAGATGCCAATGTAACTGAAACAGGAGTTGCTGGAACTGGTGCTGTTGGTACTGTTATTGCCAATGGAGTAGCTTTAACGAGTGTTAGTGGAACGGCTTCTACTATATCGCAGGGCGATGAAACTGTTACGGCAGACGCTAATGTTTATCCTACGGGATTGGCTGGAACATCAGCGTTAGGTAGTATAACGATATACACTGAAAATATTATCTCGTTAACGGGATTAGCAGGAACTAGTGCACTAGGTACAATAACAGCCTCAACCCATGTAACTATTGCAGTTACAGGACTTTATGGAACAGGAAATATTCAAAGTTTATTAGTCTGGGGATTAGTTGATGATTCACAAACACCAAATTATTCAGGTGTTTCTGCTTCACAAACAGCTTCTTGGACTAATGTGAGCGATTCACAATCTCCAGATTGGAGTGAAGTGGCATAATAATATATAATTTTTTACGAGGAAAATAAATGGCAAGTACATATGTAAATGATCTAAGACTCAACGAAATGGCTACAGGTGATGGGTCAGGAACTTGGGGTACGACAACAAACACAAATTTAGAATTAATAGCAGAAGCTTTTGGTAGTGGTTCTGAAGCGTTAAGTGACGCTTCTACTGGAACTATTACAATGGCGGATGGAGCAAGTGATGCTGCCAGAGCAATGGCACTTACTCTTACAGGTTCTTTATCACAAGCCTGTACTGTAACTTTAGCCCCCAACACAGTTAATAAATGTTGGGTAATTCAGAACAGTGCTGGTGATACAGTAACTATTTCACAAGGTTCTGGGGCTAACGTAGTTATTCCTAATGGCGGAATAAAGATGATTGTTTGTGACGGAGCAGGAAGCGGAGCAGCCGTTACTGACGTTTTAGACATGACAGGTGGAACAGGTAACGTAGGATTAGGAAGCGGATCATTAGGAGTAGGTCTAACAACAGGAACGGATAACGTAGCGATAGGTGAGGCTGCGGGTGACGCTTTAACTTCTGGAGCAGATAATACTTTTGTAGGAGACAATGCTGGTGGTGCTAATACAACTGCGAGTAACAATGTTGCAGTAGGCTCTGCTGCTTTATTAGTAAATACTACAGGGGCATATAATACAGCGTTGGGTTATGCCTCGTTAGATGCAAATACGACAGCAAACAGTAATACAGGTCTTGGATATAATGCTTTAAGTGCTAACACAACTGGTGCTAACAACACAGGAGTAGGCACATCAGTTTTAGATGCTAATACAACAGGAGCATCAAACGTAGGTGTAGGTGTAGGTGCTTTAGGTGCAAACACTACAGCAGACAACAACACGGCTGTTGGTACAAGTGCTTTAACAGCAAACACCACAGGTGGTTCAAACGTGGCGGTTGGTGCGAACGCTTTAGATGCTAATACTACGGGAGTTACTAATGTTGCTGTCGGGGTAAATTCTTTAGGAGCAAACACAACAGCAGATGGCAATACCGCAGTAGGTCATGCATCTTTAGAAGCAAACACCACAGGTGGGTCTAATACAGCTACTGGTTATAAATCTTTACAGACAAATACTACAGGTTCTAATAATACTGCTCATGGGTTATATGCTTTACGTGTAAACACTACAGGTTCAGAGAATACAGCAGTTGGAACAACAGCTTTAGATGCTAATACAACTGGAACAAATAATGTTGCTCTTGGCTATAATGCTTTAACAGCAAACACGACTGCAAATTTTAATACAGCTTTAGGCGATCAGTCTTTAGAGACCAATACAACTGGTGCATCTAACACAGCAGTGGGTAGGAAAGCCTTAGAAGCTAACACTACAGCATCAAACAACACAGCAGTTGGAGATAGTGCTTTAGTAGCAAACACTACAGGAACAAACAATACAGCAGTTGGATATGGAGCGGGAGACGCAAATACTACGGCAGATGATAATACAGTAATAGGTGCGTATTCTTTTTCAGCAAACACAACTGGTGCTTCTAACACTGCATTAGGTGTTTCTGCTCTTGGATATAACACCACAGCATCTAACAATACAGCAATAGGTAAGGATGCTTTAAAGTTAAACACGACAGGTGGCAATAACGTAGCAATGGGCATACAAGCCTTAGACGCAAACACCACAGGCGATGAAAACATTGGTATAGGCAGTAACGCATTAGGTGCAAACACCACAGCCGATAACAATACAGCTATCGGAGGAGGTGCTTTAGCTAGTAACACTACAGGTACTAGAAACACAGTAGTAGGAAGGACTGCTGGTGGTGCTATTACTACAGGTTCTTACAATGTATTGATGGGGGCATATACAGGTGATGCTATTACTACAGGTGAGCAAAATGCAGCTTTTGGTGATGCAGCATTTACCACTAATACAACTGGTACAGACAATGTTGCCGTGGGCGACCAAGCTTTAAAGGCAAACACTACTGCGAGCAATAACACAGCAGTAGGTTCTAGTGCTTTATTAGCAAACACTACAGGGCATTCTAACGTAGCAGTTGGTGCTTATGCTTTAGATGCTAATTCAGTAGGATTATACAATACTGCTGTTGGTCGTGGTGCTTTAACGGCACATACTGTAGCTGACAGTAACACAGCAGTAGGTTATAACTCTTTAGCAGCAAACACAACCGCATCTAACAACACAGCAGTAGGAAGAAGTGCTTTAGGAGCAAACACGAC